AGGGGGAAGCGGTTCGCTGGCCCCATCATCTGCTGGGTCGGGAACACCACCAACGAGTCCGTGCGTGACAACCCGCAGCGCGTCCTGATGGGCGAGGTGAAGCAGTGGGGCTCCGGGACGATCCCTCGCTCCTGCATCATGAAGAAGCCGACCATGAGCCGCGGCTTCCCTGATATGATTGACACTGTCCCTATCAAGCACAAGAGCGGAGGTGCGAGCATATTACAATTCAAGGCGTACAAGCAGGGTCGCGAGGCTTGGGCGGGAAGGTCTGTAGACCTCGTGTGGTGCGACGAGGAGCCGGACAAGGTTATCTACGGTGAGTGTCTTGCGCGCATCACCGCCACCGGCGGGATCGTCATGCTCACGATGACCCCGCTGCTCGGCATGAGTGAGGTGGTGTCGATGTTCTACCCGGACCCCAACAACAGTCAGCGCAGTGTCACGATGTTCGAGATATGGGACGTGGGCCACCTTACGCCGGAAGAAAAGCAGACGGTTGTGGACGGGTACGCGGAGCACGAGCGGGAGGCGCGCAGCCGCGGTATTCCGATGCTGGGCGAAGGGATGGTGTTTCCGGTGCCGGTGTCGACGATCACGACGCCGATCTTCCAAGTCCCTAAGCACTACCGGATCATGGGCGGGCTCGACTTCGGTTACGGCGATCACCCATTTGCAGCGGTGAAGGTCGCGCATGACTCCGAGTCTGATGTGATCTATGTGACCCACGAGTATAAGGAGAAAGCGCCGACCATCCCGATCCATTGCGCGTCTCTCAAGGCCTGGGGCGAAGATACGAAATACTTCTGGCCGCATGACGGCAACCGCTCGTTCGGGGACGCCGGCCCCATCGCGAAGCTCTACCAGGCCGGTGGACTCAAGATGCACTTCGAACACGCGACGTTCAAGGAGGGCGGTTACAGCCCGGAAGCCGCGGCTACGGAGGTTCTCGCCAGAATGCAGACGGGACGTCTCAAAGTGTTCGAGCACCTGAAGTCGTTGTTCCACGAGATCAGCACCTACCACCGCAAGGACGGGCGTCTGGTTCAGCACAACGATGACGTTCTCTCCTCGCTCTTCAAGTGCATCATGATGCTACGGTTCGCGCGAACGCCGGTGGATCCGTCCTTGGTCGCGCCCTACAGTGTAGAGGGAGACTGGGACGAACTCTCTGGCGAATACTTGGAGGGCGACGATGGCGGCACCAGGAGTTGATGTTCGAGCTTTGCGCCGGAAGCGGCGACCGACCGAGACGCGCCGCCTCGCGCTCTTGAACCGAGAGTCGCCTCGACGCGGACAGCAACCGCAGTCACGCGAGCGTAGGCTCATGGGCGCCGGTGGCCCTCAGCCCAACGAGGGGGCTGGGGACTCGGCAGCGACCACGCTGCTCGGTGGTTGAGATTGACCCTCGTGCGTGCGGAGTTCACCCACGAGTTCATCGATGCCATCGATCCCGCTTGGCCTCGCGGCGTGAAGTTCTGCCACGATGTCATCGACAACGAGATGACTGAGTTCTGCCAAGCATTTCATGACACACATGGCCCCCTCTGCGCGTGGGGTGTCATTCAGAACTGGGACCGCGTAGGTTCTGGGTGGCTGCTCTTCGATAAGCGCGCACCCCAGTACATTTTCTGCATTGTGCGCGAGGTGAGGAATTTTTTGGGCGAGCTGGAGGACGCGGGCTTCAAGAGAATTCAGGGAGAGATTCACGAGAGTGCTCCTACGTTGCGCTTCGCGAGTTTCTTCGGATTCGAGAAGGAAGGCGTGCTCCGAAACTACGGACTCGGCGGAGTCGGGAACTACGCCATGGTCGCGAGGATCTTCGATGCCTGAATCCACCATCGCACTGGCTCTCTTCTCATTCGCGGGATCCATCGTCAACTCCGTCGCGAATCGGCCTAGCGCTCCGAAGCCATCGGCCGCGGTGGCGCCGGAAGTCCCGCAGCGCACCGACGCGGCGATCGAAGGCGCCCGTCGCGGGGTCGTTGAGTCGGGGTTCGGGCGCGGCCGACAGAGAACGCTGATCGCTGGCGCGGCCGGTGGGGGCGAGTTGCCGGCTTCCGGCGTACAGACGCAGACACTCCTCGGAGGCTAGAGTGCCGGACGACCGAACCACGGGAGGGATGCGCGCGGCGAGCGACGCCGTCGACATCACTAAGCACTTCGATCACTTGAGGGACGACCGCCGTCACTGGGACGATCAATGGCAAGAGATTTCCGACCATGGCCTCGGTCGGCGCGACTACACCGTCAAGCGCGAGAGGGGCAGGCAGCGCAACGTCCGCATCTATGACACCACGATGCTCGACGCCAATAACCTACTGGCCGCGGCGCTCCACTCACTCTTGACCAATCCGTCGACGAACTGGTTCGACCTGGCCTTCGAGAGTGAGCAGTTCAACGAGATTCACGAGTCGGCGATGTGGCTCGAGATGGTGAAGAAGGGGATGGTGAATGCCTTCCGTCGACCCGAGTCAGGCTTCACCACCCAGATGCATGAGTTCTACACCGACCTCACCGGCTTCTGTACGTCTTGCCTGTACGTCGAGGCGGAGCCTGGGTTCGGTCCTAAGTTCTCCGCGCGGCCGATGGGCGAAATCTACATCGACGAGGACTTCTCAGGCGTCATCACGATCACCTACCGGAAGTTCGAGCTGAAGGCGTGGCAGGCCGTGGCGCAGTTCGGCGCGAAGAACGTGCCTAACGCGCTCTCCAAGGTCGAAGGCCAGAACGGCGACGAGGACATGGAGTACCTGCACTGCGTTCGCAAGCGCCGTCAGCCGCTACCGGGCTCCATCTTTGCCAAGGGGATGAAGTGGGAGTCGGTCTACATCGACCTCCAGACGAAGAAAGTGGTCTCCGAGGGCGGCTACCATGAGAACCCGTACTTGACGGCGCGCTGGAGCAAGGATGCCGGCGAGCTCTACGGGCGCGGTCCCGGAATCACGAGTCTCCCCTCCGCGAAGATGCTGAACGCCATTTGGCGCACCTACATCCGTTCCGCGGAGAAGCAGGCCGACCCGCCGCTGCTCGTCGAGCACGACGGCGTGATGCCACAGAGCCAACTCCGTACCACACCCAACTCACAGATCGTGGTGCAGCCGACCGGCAGTGGTCAGCCCCCCGTCCAGTATCTCGAACATCGCGGACGCTACGACGTAGCCGACAACGTCATCCAGACCTTCACTGGCAGAATTCAGCGCGCGTTCCACAACGAGATCATTCAGGCATTCCAAGACCCGCGCATGACGGCAACGCAAGTAATCGAGCTGGCGCGTCTCTCGCAGCGGATCCTCTCTCCAGTCCTCGGCCGTATGCAGACCGAGATCCTGGAGCCGATGATTAACCGGGTCTACGGGATCCTCTCACGTTCGAACGGATTCCCCGCTCCGCCTGAGTTCCTGAAGGGCGCGGACCTTCGGATCGATTACGTCTCGCCGGTTGCGCGCGCGCAGCAGGCCAGCGAGAGCCAGGCCATCCTCGACACCTTCACCGCTCTGGCCGCGATGGCGGAGGCGGATCCGGGCGTACTCGACAACCTGAATATGGATGAGGCTGCGCGCGTGATCGCCCGCGGTAACGGAATCCCGCTCAAGGTGGTTCGACCTCGCGCGGAGGTGGCCGAGATCCGCGAGGAGCGCCAGGAGCAGCTCGAGCAACAGCAGCAACTAGAGCAGGGCATGGCCGTGGCTGAGACTGTCGCCAAGGTCGCACCGGCCCTGTCTCCGACCGCCGGAGCCTGATGCGCGTCCCGGAAATAGAGGGATGGGGCGAAGCGTACACCGATGAAGAATCCGACGTCGAGGCCGCGTCCGAAGATCTCCAAGAGATCAGAGACGCGTTCCGACACATCTTCTCGCTTCCACAGGGGGAGGTCGCTCTGACCTACCTCTACCAATACTGCAAACAGGGGAGTTCGACTTTCGTTCAGGGGGATCCAAATGAATCAGCGCGCCGCGAGGGGATGCGGCGCGTGTATCTGCAAATTGCAGGGTTCGTAATGATGACCGACGAGACAGTGTTCAGCCTGTCTCAATCCCAGCAACGCGAGAGGAACCTACGATGAGTTCACCCCTGAACCTACCGGCCGAAGGAAACGACGGGACCGAGCCGATTGGCACGCCGGAGCCGTCCGCGCCGGTGACCGAGCCGTACGTCCCGCCCGCCGGCGCACCGCCAACACCCGCGATGCCGGACTTCGGATCGTGGCGATCGAGCCTCGACCCGGAGCTTCGCGATCAGCCCAGCATTGCGAACATCGAGTCGTTCGAAGGGCTCGTCCGCGAGCACGCCAACGTCCAGAAGTTCATCGGCGGTGATAAGATTTCGAAGCCCGCCGCGGACGCACCGCAGGAGGATTGGGATCGATTCTACGGTGCCATGGGTCGACCCGATCAGGCCGACGGGTACAACCTTGATGGGTTCAAGACGCCAGAGAATGTTCCGTGGGACAAGGAGTTCCAAGACCACATGGTGGGGGTCTTGCACAAGCACGGCGTCAGCCAGCGGGAGATGGCAGGGATCCTTCAGGACTACGCCGACGTCCAAGGCGAGCGTTACAATCAGTCGCGCGCGCAGCACCAAGCCTACACCGACGAGTCCGCGAACGCGTTGCGTCAGGAGTGGGGAGGTGCATTCGACTCGAACATCGACCTCGCAGAGGGCGCGTTCAAGAAGACGTTCGGCGAGGACATGGATACCATCGCTCACGCCGTGTTGCCGGACGGTACGCCCATCGGCGATCACCCGATCTTCATGAAGGCGTTCTTCAGGATCGGCAAGGAAATGCGAGAGCATGGCCTGATTGGAGATCCTGGACGCCGCGTGACTCCGGTGATGACACCCAGCGAAGCGAAGCTCCGTATCAAGCAGCTCGAGTCCGACCCGGAATTCCGCTCGATCATGGCCGACCCCGCGGCCGTCAGTCACCCGAAGCGTGTCGAGTGGAATCAGCTCTACGACTACGCGGAGGGAGATGCGGTGTGATCTGTCTGGGTAAATAGACTCCCGCTAGAGTTAGAGGGCGACAACCTTGGCATGGGTTGGCGTCCTCACTCGTTTGTGCAAGCCTCCGTTTTTGAGAGCCGGGGAGTCCTTCGGGATCCGGCGAACGGTTGAGGAATTTTCGGGGGCAGTCGCGCACGCGCGATCCCCGCGCACGCTCGTAAGTCGAGCCGGCACACGTCGTCAAGGTGAGAAGCGGTCCAGTATCGCTGGGGAGTCGCTTCGTTGGTGAACTCACAACAAACGGAGGGACACCCATGTCCCAAGAAATTACGACTGCATTTGTTCGGAAGTACAATGCCGGCGTTCGTATGCTCCAGCAGCAGATGGGCTCCCGGTTGCGTGAAGCTGTCATGGTGGACCCCAACGTGCCCGGCGATCGAGCCTTCTACGACCAGGTCGACGCGACCGCCATGTCGGAAGTGACCAACAGGCACGGCGACACGGAATACACGGACACGCCTCACCGTAGGCGCCAAGTGACCATGAAGACCTACGAGGTGGCAGACCTCGTGGACCGTGCCGACAAGCGTCGGTT